AAATGCAATTTCTAGCCTTCGTGCATTAGTAGAACAACTTGGCATCGAAGTAGACGAGGGTGCCTTTGCCGAACTAACAAAACTTGAAGACGTTTTAAGGGCGGCAGCAAAACAGATGAATGCAATGGGTGGCAGCGCCAATGATTTGGTCCCACCCCTCTTGGCTGCGGTCAGGGCAGCTAATAATATTGCTGAGGCTTTTGCTAAAGCAAAGAGAGAATCTTCTGGTATAAAATTCGACACCTCTACTATAAATCTTCAAATTGCAGCTTTGAAGGCAGGGAAATCTGAGGCAGAAGCTACTGCATTAGCTGCCGCTGCTGTAACACGACAAGAACTTACTGCCTCTTTTGGGGGTAATGTGGGCAGAATAGAAAGACTTGCTATTGAAGCCCAAGCCTCACAAACATATCAGGATGTTCTTGCGCAGGAAAAGGCCCAAGCTGAATTAGACGCACTGACAAAAAAAGACAGTGGTGGAGATAAAGAGACAGCAGAAGAACGCTTGGCTTCACTTCTCAGAACTGCCGAGCTTGAAAAAGATTTGGTTGGTGTTGAGGAAGAGCGGGCTACCCAACTTCGTCGTGCCTTTGATCTTACCGAGCAAATTAGTCAAATGGAAGGCGGTCTCACTGAAGAGCGCATGAAGAGCATTCAGACTATTGTTGACCTAGAGGCTAAGACTAGGTTGCTACAAGAAGCTGAAGAAAGACGTGAAGCCCAGATAGACGAAATTGTCGGACACATCCGTAGTGCTTTTGATAGCCTCATTGATGGAACGGAGACTGTTGAAGAAGCCTTCCGTAAGATGATGTATAACATCGCAAGGAGTATTTGGGAACAACAAGTAATGGACCCCCTTGCAAATGCCGCTACCAAGTGGATTACAAGTACCTTCTTTAGTGCTAAAGGCTCCGCATGGAATAACGGGGTCCAGATGTTCGCTAATGGTGGTGTAGTTAATTCCGCTACCCCGTTTAGACACGCTGGTGGTATGGGTATTATGGGAGAGGCTGGGGCTGAGGCTATCATGCCGCTCAAGCGAGGCCCTGACGGTAAACTCGGTGTAGCTGGGGGCGGTGGTGTTGTTATCCACCAAAACTTTAATTTTGCTGCAAATGGGGACGAGAGCGTCAAGCGCATTATTGCCCAAGAGGCACCTAAAATTGCAAGCATGACACAAGGTCAAATTATGGATGCTCGCCGCCGTGGTGGGGCAATGCGGAATACGTTTGGATAAGAAATGGCACATATCTCTACCCCAACAAGCATAGGCTATGCCTCTATCACGCTGAGAGCCTCTCAAACAGTTAGCCTCTCTGAAAGCCCCTTTACCTACAAACAACAAGTAATCCGCCACACAGGGGATCGCTGGGAAGCCACTGTAACTATTCCCTCGGTTGGCAGGGAGCTTGCTGAACCTTGGGTAGCCTTCTTGCTACGTTGCAAGGGGCCTGTAAATACTTTTAACCTTGGTGATCCCCTTTGTGTGACAGCCCAAGGTGACATCACAGGTATGAACATTACTGGTAGTATTGGTTCTGACACTGTTACTGTTGGCGCTACCTCTGGCACCATTAGGGCTGGGGACTATTTCCAAGTTGGTACTGGGGCAGATGCAAAACTCTACAAGGCCCTTAATGATGCTGGCAATGGAGGTACGCTAGATATATTCCCACGTCTCCGTGCTGCTGCTACAGCAACCGCTGTGGACATTACAGCCGCTGTTGGAACTTTTAGACTAGCTCGTCCCGTGTCCGAGTGGTCTATTAATAATACTAACTCATATGGCATTCAATTTGATTGTGTTGAGGTAATTTAATGGCTACCCGTGACCTGACAACTTCCCTTTCTGCTGCACTAGACGATGCTGTCATCGAACCTTTCTTTGCTGTTGATCTAGAGTTTGATAGCGCCCCAGTTTATATTTGGACTGGTCTTGGTACTAAAACTATCAGCGGTAAAAACTATCAAGGTCTTGGTGACCTTTTGAATATCTCTTCTGTTGAGGAGACCGCCGACATTTCCGCTAAGGGGGCCAGCATTACTTTGTCTGGTATTCCTAACAACACCAATTTGGCCCTTGCCCTGACTGAACCATATCAGGGGCGTGTTGGTCGTATCTACTTTGGTGTTATGGGAAATCAGACAGAATACACAGAAGTGTTCACTGGTTACATGGATCAGATGAATATCTCTGAGGGTCCAGAGTCCAGCACCTTAGAGATTAGCTTAGAGAATAGATTGATTGACCTAGAGCGGAAGAGGGTTGCTCGTTATACACATGCTTACCAAATTAGTAAGTTTCCGGGAGACCTTGGCCTTGAGTTTGTTGAGAGCTTACAGGAAAAAGAAATCCTGTGGGGGAGGACTAGCTAATGAGCAATAAAGGTCAACAGAATTTCTTCACCCTCTTGATTGCAGCGGTAGCTACGTTTGTCCTTGGTCCTATAACTTTCCTTGGTGCCCCGCTGGGAACTTTTGCCTCGTTTGCTATTAGGGCGGCGGTAGGTCTTATTGCAAACGCACTGCAACCTGATCCACCAAAGAGAGTTCAAGGGTATCGTGTAACTCAGCGTGGTACGGCCATTGACCATCAGGTTGTCTATGGCAAGGCTAGGGTTGCTGGAGCTATTGTATTTGATAAAACGACTGGAACAGACAATAAATACCTCCACAGGGTCATTGCCTTTACTGGACATGAAATTGAGTCGTTTGATAAACTCTACATCAACGGGCTAGAGATAGAGACCCTTGCTGGGGATGGAAATGTAACTTCGATCATTGATGAGAACGGAAGTTCAAGCGGTCGCTATAATAATTACATTCGTATTAAGAAACACCTTGGTGCGGACAGTCAAACTGCTGATGCTGACCTAGTTAGTGAGGTAGCCGAGTGGACTACAAACCACCGTCTTCGTGGCATTTCCTATCTCTACGTCAGGATGCAGTTTAAGCAGGAAGTTTACCCCAATGGTATCCCTGAGATTACTGCTGATATTAAAGGTAAGAAGGTTTATAACCCTGCCACTACCCTCACTGCATGGTCGGATAACCCAGCCCTTTGTGTTCGTGACTACCTAACGTCCTCGTATGGTTTGAATGATATTTCTGCCAACATTGATGATGACCTTGTAACGACCGCAGTTAATGCCTGTAATCGCACTGCTAGTAATGGTGACGCTTGGTTTACCATGAACGGGGCCTTCAATACTTCTGTCGTCCCTGCTGATGTTCTTGATAAGTTGTTGTCAACAATGGGAGGGACTCTTTGGTTCAGCCAAGGTAATTGGCGTATGCGGGCAGCTATCTGGGAGGCCCCTACGCTTACCCTAGATGAAGACGATTTGCGTGGCCCCCTCTCTGTTAATACTAGACACTCCCGCAGGGATAACTTCAACGTCATTAAAGGAACCTTTAGTGGCACTGAGACCCAGTGGTTCCCTAGCGACTACCCAGAATATAAGGTCGCTCAGGCCATTACGGATGATGGTGGCATTGAAAGTGTCGTTGACCTCAACCTGCCGTTTACTGACAATGCTGATGAATGCCAACGTGTGGCTCGTATTGTTTATGAGCGTAATAGACAGCAGCTAACAGTCAAGGGTAACTTTGGTCTCCGTGCATTTGACTTGCAAGTTGGTGATGTTGTTCGCCTAGACAATGTTAGACTTGGGTTCGACAACACAAACATAAAATATTTTGAGGTTGTGGATTGGAACTTCGCTGCTAGTGTGGGAGAGATTATTGTAAGTCTCACGCTTAGGGAAACTTCTTCCTCAGTATTTGATGAGATTGATTCCTACGCTACGTTTGAACTGGACAACACAAGTCTTAGTTCCCCCTTCGATGTGCAGACTGTAACTTATGGCACACCTCAAACCTCTGCACCAATCAACAGAGACGGGACTGCAATCCCTGAAATTCTGTTTACTTGGTCTGTCGATAATACAGACGAAGTTGACTATTATATCTTCAGCTATAAAAAGTCTGGGGACAGCGTCTACACGTCTATTAATGTCTCTGACACCTACTACCGCCTGAGTGCCGCTATAAGTGACGTGACGTATAATTATGCTATTCAGGCAGTAAACCATAAGGGTGTGAGGTCTACCTTTACTGCCGCCAGTGTCTCAACAGTAAACGATAGTGTAGCCCCCTCTGCGCCAACGGGACTTACTGCAACGGCTGGCCCACGCTTGGTTTCTTTGTCTTGGACAAACCCAGTCGCTTCCGATCTGCAAAAGATTAACATCTACCAGAAAGGCGCAGCATCCCCAGCCCCTATCATTGGCACTGACGATCCAATCTCCAGCGTGGTCGGAGAGTCTTTCATCGTGGAAAACCTTCTGCCGCTGGCTGAAAAGTTTTATTGGGTCACCGCTGTTGATTACAGCGGCAATGAGTCTGTCCTGTCGTCTTCGGCATCTGCAACGCCAACTTTGCTAAACGGCAACCAGATTGAAGATTTGACGATTGATACCGTCAAGCTGGTTGATGATGCCATCACAAGCATCGTCACATTCAACACCGCATTGTCACTTATAGGGTCGTTCACATCCTATCTTCCGCCGACAAGCGGAAACCACTACGCCGACTCCTTCGAGATATTGAGCTATGTTGATGACCCAGAGATTAGGCCAAACACGTTCGGCTCTGTTCGTTATGAGGTTTCTGGGACTGCTGGTTCGTTCCCTGAGGTCAGGCTGGTCACTAGCATAGTATTTGTCGGCAGCGGTGGGGGTGCTGTCACACTGGCGCAAACATCGACCTATCATTCCGGCTCAGATGCTTTTGGTCAGTTCATGCACAACGTGACATACGACTCTGTGCTGAGTATAAACGGGTCTTGTCAAATCTGGACGCAGGCATTCATCAAGGACATCACATCCCCGACAACAACGGCTCAGGGATACGGTCTAGCGAGGCGCAAATGAAAACATTCATTCGATTAGACGGGAGTAAGGTAACGGCCATCGTGTCAGCCTCTCGTCAGCCAGAGGGCTACGTTGAGGTAGATGCAAGCAGAATGCCGATAGGCTTGGCTTCTAACTTTTTGTCCTATGAATATGACGGGCAAGAGTTTCGTCACATTGAGCAAACAGAGGAAGATCGGATTGCGCTTTTGGGGAACCAAGCGCGTCAACGTCGAGACCGCTTGTTGCAGGCATCAGATTGGACGCAAGTACCTGACGCCCCAGTAGATAAGGACGCATGGGCCACCTACCGACAGGCACTGAGGGACATCACAAAGCAAAGCGGCTTTCCCTTGGAAGTAATTTGGCCGAATAAGCCTCAGTGATTAAGGAAGAGATTATGGCATATGAATTTGGACTTCGTAGTAGACAAAGACTGTCAGGAGTAAACCCTGATCTTGTTGATGTTATGAACCGGGCAATCAGTATTTCTACGCAGGACTTCTCTATCATTGAGGGCATCCGTAGTATAGAACGACAGAGGGAATTGTTTAAGTCTGGTAAGTCCCAGACTATGGAGTCCCGCCACATTACAGGTAATGCTATTGATCTTGTTTCGCACCCAGTTTCGTGGGAATTTGAAGACTTCTACCCCATTGCTGATGCGGTAATCCAAGCCGCCAAGGATTGTGACATTAAGGTTCGTTGGGGTGGCAACTGGAAAGTGCAAGACCTCCGTGAGTGGGAGGGTACTGCCGAAGAACTTGTAGATGCCTATACAGGAAAGTTTTATGACCTCCCCCACTTTGAATTACCAAAGGAATGATAAGAATGAGCGAACAAGATTGGCATTTGTCCAGAAGCGTTCCTATTAGTTTGATTTTTGCCATTGCTTGTCAGACAGTGGCTTTAATCTGGTTTGTAGCCACACTTCGTAATGATGTGGATTCAAACAAAACAGAACTTGTACGGTTGGAGACAAGAACAGATAAACTAGAACAGATTGTTCAAGGTCAAGCTGTCACTATGGGGCGCATGGATGAAAACATAAAAGCCATCAGAGCGGCAGTGGAAATTATGGCGAGGTCCACCAACTAATGCGCGAAAAGACCTTTAAACGAGAAGTAGCTCTACTATGTTTAGTTTGGCTAGTCTATATAGTGGAAACAAAAGATGTGGAAGTCATTAATGTCCTTGCTTGGCCCATTTTCTCGTATGTTGCTGCTGCTTTTGGTTTTGATGCCTTTGGCAAGTTGCGTGACAAATCCCCTAAACCTTCTGGCGGGCGGGGGACCGAATGTAGCGGCGAATACTCAGATAGGTAAGGAAAACTATCAGGGTGTAACCACTAGTGTAGACAAAAGTGTTAGGCCCGTAGCTAGGCCAGAGGGTCCAGTTGAGACTATCGACCAAAGCACTAACACAACAAACAACACAGAGATTGATCCGTTCCTGATTATTCTCCTAGTCCTTGGTTGGCTACTACCTAGTCCAGCAGAGATAGGCAGAGGTATCTTAAAACTCCTAAGAATACAAAAATAAAAAGGGGAGCCTAAGCCCCCCTCTTACAAACTAGCCCTTGGTCCTCTGGATCAGGGGTTTTTTATTATGCCTTCTTCTCTGCGTCTTCTATGAGGAAATCCAGATAGTGCCGTGCTTTAAGCAAATCCTCAATCCCGTTTTTGTCGCTCCAACGTGTGATGTATTTAACAACGTTACCTTCACAGAAATTCATCTTATTGGCTAGGATGTAGTCGATTGGCTGGATGGCCTTTGTTTGATAGTGGCCCCCGCCAACCTGATGTTTCTTAGCTGTCATATCCCCTCCGCTACGAATGTTTCGATCCACAGTTTAGTCATGCTGCTCCTAACAATGTCGTCTGTAGTGAACTCCACGATAGGAACTGGCAACATATGTTTCTTAATAAGATGGACGATCTTTGTCAACCCATCACCATCTTTTAAGTCTGATTGTTGCAAGTCTCCATTAAGAACCAGTTTAGACCCTTCCCCAACACGGGTAACCAACATCTTAATTTCAGGGAAGGTAATGTTCTGGGCTTCGTCACAGATAATAAAGGCGTTGTTGAAAGAGCGACCCCTCATAAGGGCAAGTGGTGCGATCTCAATGTTACCGCTCTTTATGCCAGTCTCCACTACCCCCTTACCTAGATGCTCCTCTAGCACATCAATTACAGGCAAGGCCCACGGCGCACATTTCTCTTCTAGGGTTCCCGGAAGATAACCAATATCTTTACCAACAGCCACATGTGGTCGGGTAATCACAATCTTGTTGATAAACTTCATGTGATACTGGTTAGCCGCAAAGGTTGATACGCAGTAGGTCTTACCTGTCCCCGCAGGGCCAAAAACTACAATCTGGCTGTTGCCTTTTAGGGCTGCAAGATACTCCCCCTGTCGCTCGTTTCGGGGGACTAACTCAATGGCTATCTTATCAGCGTCATGCTTAGTTTTGACTCTGCGGGTCTTACTTTTTGGTTGCTGCTGCACCATACTTTGTTACCCTTGCCCCCGTGAAGGTTTATAAGATCGTTTCTTACTCTTGTTCATGCTAGAGTATTTGATAGAGGACTTCTTATTACCTTGGGAGGTTCTCTTGTGGATAGGCTCTGGTTTCCACGTTGAACCAAGTTTTACTTTAGACATGGTTACTCCTTAAGTTAGGTCTACAATCTCACAAACTTCGCCAGTGCAAGCAAACGTCTGACTGCCCTTGGTGTTGTCCTGCTTCTCGTAATTCGAGAGTTTAGACCAGTCAATAGTCTTTGGCATAACGGAGAGTAGCATTTCGTAGTCATGCTTGCCTACTTCCTGATATGGCGCTTGTTGGTAGGTATGCTCGTTGTAGGGAAGGAACGATACACCAGACATCTCATCGAAGTGTTCATAGACAAAGGCACCTACCTCAAACCACTCGTTACTACGGACATTGATAGTTACAGAAGGTTTGTGTTCACACCAATGCCTCTGGTACATAAGCCACATATTCAGTTGGTCAATAGCAGACAGATCAGAAGTTACAACTGCATTCTTAGGTGCCTTAACAGGGAATGAGAACACAGTAGTAGTCTGAGGCTTCATTACGCAAGGCTCTGAGGGGATACCTTGGTCCTGCATAAACTGTGTCAGAGGGTCTTTGTTATCGCCCCTGACGGTCCTAATATAGTAGTGGCTGTGCCTTGCATGGATG